GTATGGGTATCAATCAAAGAATCTCGGGTTCTCGTAAATCTGATTCAAAATATGAAAACACTTTAATCATTGTTAATCAACCTTGGGTTGAATTACCGGATAATCCTTTTGGACAACCAAAGATTAAAGCTAAAGGTGGTGAGGCGATTTGGTTAAACTCATCATTAGTTTATTTATTTGGAAATCAAAAAGGAGCGGGAACTACTAAGATTACTGCGACCAAAGACAAAAGAACTATCAAGTTTGCATCAAGAACAAAAGTGTCGGTTATGAAAAACCACATCAATGGTTTAGGTTATGATGATGGTAAAATTATTGTTACGCCACACGGATTCATTGCGGGTAAAGACACTGCGGAAGAAAAAATTAATATTGAAAAATATAAGAAAGAATACGCAGAATATTGGAAAGACATCATCGGAACAGATGGTGATTTTGACCTAAAAGAAGAAAAAGAAGCTTAGTTTATTCACCATTAAATCACCATTGTGATTAAGACATTATTAATTGACGGGTCCAACTTAATGAAAATTGGATTCCACGGAGTAAAAGACCTATACAATGACGGAAGTCACTTAGGTGCTATTTACCACTTTATAAATACAATTCGGAAATTCCTTGAGGAACATAACTACGATAAGGTAGTTGTGTTCTGGGATGCCGAACATAGTTCATCCACTCGGAAAGAACTTTATCCACAGTATAAGGGGAATAGAAAACAAGATATGAATGAGTTTAAGTACGAATCATATCTACAACAAAACGCTCGTATTAAAGAATATCTTGAGGAAGTCTTTGTTAGACAAGTTGAGATGGTTTATAATGAAGCGGATGACTTGATTGCTTATTATTGTCAAAAGGCGACTAACGAAGAGATTACCATTTTTTCATCAGATAAGGACCTTACACAACTTATTTCGGATAAGGTAACCATTTACTCGCCAAACGCAAAACAATACTTTAAACAGGGTGATATGATTACCATAAATAAAGTTCAGATACCACATTATAATGTATTACTTTGTAAGATTCTCACCGGAGATAGTTCAGATAATATTAGTGGAATTGAAGGTTTAGGTGAAAAAACTTTGGTTAAATTATTCCCGGATATGCTGGTTAAACCATGCACTATTAACGAAATAAGGGTTAATGCTGGGATTCTCACGCAAGTAAAAAAATCAAAAGTTTTGGAAAATATTTTGACCGGCAAAAGTAAAAATGGTATACTTGGTGAAGAGTTTTATACTACAAACGAAAAAATAGTTAATTTATCTAACCCTTTAATAACAGACGATGGAAAAGAATTAGTTGACCAAATTATCACAGACACTATTGACCCAACAGATAGGGGATATAAAAATTTAATGAGACTTATGATGGAAGATGGTCTCTTCAAATATCTTCCAAAAAACGATGAAGCTTGGGTGAACTTCCTAAGACCATTCATGAAATTAACAAGAAAAGAAAAACGTAACACAAACAAAAATTAAATTTATGAGAGAACAAGAAAGTACTAAGATGGAATTTTTATTGACATTAAACGATAACATCGTAGTCCAAAGATTCTTTAACGTAAGAGGGTTTAACCCAAAAGCAAAAAGTTCAGTTGAACTATATGAATTCGTTGCTGAGTTCAAAGAAGAACTTCAAGAATACTTGAAAATGAAGACTTTAGTCTACATGATGGACAACAAAGATTCTATTATTCATGACCCAAGTATTATGGACACATCGTTCACTGATGGACCTGAAATGTTTAACATTATCATCAAATTAGGTGAACAGACAATTTGTCATAGAATTTTTGACGGAAAATTTTATCCACCAAAAGTTCGTTATACTGTCGATGTAAGACCTTTCTTGAAGGAAACACTTCGAGGATTGACTGACATTTTTTCAGATAAAAAATTAAGTTACAATTATTTGGAACTTGACTTAAGTAAGTAAGTATTTAATAATACAAGGGTAACTTTTAAAACAATTTATGAACAAAAATTTCGATTATTTAGGGAACACATTTCAATTACAATTACTGAATCAGATTATATTAGATAAGGACTTTTCATCTTCAATTATGGATGTTATTGAGCCAATCTATTTCGACAACAAGTACTTTAAAATCATTTTACAAATGACAAAAGAGTATCACAAGAAATATGAATCTACTCCTAATTTCGATACTCTTGAGCAGATAGTTAAGTCTGAAATCTCCCAAGAGATGGTTGCCAAGATTGTTTTGGACACATTAACACAAGTTAAAGAGGCACCTTTTGAAGGGACCACTTTCGTTCAGGAGAAAGCTTTGAAGTTTTGTAAACAACAAGAACTTCAAAAGGCCATGGACAAAGCTCAAAAGATTATTACTCAGGGGGATTTCGAATCCTATGACAAAGTTGAAGGACTTGTGAGAGACGCATTACAGGTTGGAGAGATAGATAAAGGTCAAACTGATATCTTCGCTAATTTAGATACTGTACTTGATGAGGATTATCGTCATCCAATTCCAATGGGGATTAAGGGGATTGATAAATTACTTAAAGGTGGATTGGCGAAAGGTGAGATTGGAGTTATATTGGCACCAACTGGTGTGGGTAAGACAACTATCTTATCTAAAATTTCAAACACAGCGTTTAACCTTGGTTATAATGTACTTCAAATATTTTTTGAGGATAATCCAAAGATTATTCAAAGAAAACACTTCACTATGTGGACAGGTATCGAACCGGATAACTTAGTTCAAAATAAAGAAGAAGTGATGAGTAAAATCACTGAGATTAAGGAGACAATGCAAAACAGATTGGTTTTGAAAAAATTAGCATCAGATACGATGACTATGAGTCAAATTAAGAATCAAGTTAGAAAGATGATTGCGGATGGTATTAAGATTGATATGGTTTTATTAGATTATATCGATTGTGTATTACCTGAATCAAGTAGTAAAGATGAGTGGAAAGCTGAAGGGTCTGTAATGAGAGGATTTGAAGCAATGTGTCATGAACTTGATTTAGTTGGGTGGACTGCAACACAAGGTAACAGAGCTTCAATTTCATCAGAAGTTGTAACTACAGACCAAATGGGTGGGTCAATTAAAAAGGCTCAGGTTGGTCACGTAATTATTTCCGTGGCTAAAACATTACAACAAAAAGAAATGGGTCTTGCAACTATTGCGATTACTAAAAGTCGTTTAGGTCAAGATGGGGTTGTTTTTGAGAATTGTAAATTCAATAATGAATTACTTGAGATTGATACTGAAAGTTCAGTAACATTCTTAGGATTCGAAGAACAACAAGAAGATAGAAAAAGAGATAGGGTTAAAGAACTATTGGAAAAAAGAAAACAAAGAGAACAGAGTCAACAACAAATTTAATTTAAAACATGAAAGAAAAAATATTAGAACCAAATAATGACAGATTTGTCATATTCCCTATCGAACATAATGATATATGGGAATTTTATAAACAACACCAAGCAGCGTTTTGGACTGCGGAAGAAGTGGATTTATCTAACGACATTAGAGATTGGGAAAACCTATCTGATAATGAGAGATACTTTCTTAAAAATATATTGGCGTTTTTTGCGGCATCTGATGGTATTGTAAATGAGAACTTAGCCGAGAATTTCTTAAAAGAAGTACAGTACGCTGAAGCAAAGTTCTTTTACGGATTCCAAATTATGATGGAGAATATTCACTCGTTAATGTATTCATTGTTGATTGATACTTATGTGTCTGATGAAACAGAAAAAGATGAATGTTTCCATGCGATTGACCGATTACCGGCAGTTCAAAAGAAAGCTAAATGGGCTCTTGATTGGATAGAGAACGCTTCCTTCCAAGAAAGATTAGTTGCGTTCGCAGCGGTTGAAGGTATCTTCTTTTCAGGTTCATTCTGTTCAATCTTTTGGTTAAAATCAAGAGGAATAATGCAAGGTTTATGTAATGCTAATTCACTTATCTTTAAAGATGAGAATTTACATTGTGATTTTGCTATTCATTTGATTAATAATCACGTTGAGAACAAACCAAGTGAAAAAAGAATCAAAGAAATTTTATTATCCGCATTAGAGATTGAAAAAGAATTTATTACAGAATCTTTACCTGTATCTTTAATTGGTATGAATTCTAATTTGATGAAACAATATTTAGAATTTGTAACAGATGGTTTATTAGTTAAATTTGGATGTAAAAAACAATTCAATGTTGAACAACCATTCAAATTTATGGAACAAATTGCTGTTGAGACTAAAGGAAACTTTTTTGAATCAAGAACAATGGAATACCAAAAGGCTAAATTAGGTGAATCACTAACATTCACTGACGATTTCTAATTAAAAATATATGATGTCATTAAAGATTAAAAAAAGAGGGGGAGATGAGGTTTCATTTAACCCTCAAAAAATTTACAATAGAGTTAAACGAGCGTCTAGAGGGTTAAATGTTAACTCAGACGAGATTTTTATTAAAGTAATTACTTCAGTACCAACTGAAGGGTTCATTACTACTAAAGAGTTAGATAAATTAGTATATGAAATAGCTGCGTCTTATACAGGTAGTCATCACGACTACTCAAGATTGGCGTCATCTGTTGCTATTTCTGCATACCATAAAGAAACTGATGAAAGTTTTTGTAACACAATGCACACCTTACACGTTGATGGAGTTATTAATAATATGTTAATGGAAACTATTGAAAAATATGGTCCTGAAAATATTGATTCTGTAATTAATCACGAGAATGATTACAATTTTGATTATTTTGCTTGGCGTTCATTACAAGAAATGTATTTGTTAAAAACTCCTGAAGGTAAAGTAATTGAAAGACCACAACATATGTATATGAGAGTTGCTTTATGGGTGACTAAATCATTTGAAGAGGCGGTTGAATATTACAATTCTTTGTCAAATCAACTTATTTCTCCTGCAACACCAATTATGATTAACGCGGGAACTAAAACACCTCAACTAGCGTCTTGTGTATTGAAATACAATCACGGGGACTCAAGAGAAGGTTTATTACAAACATTAAATGATATTTCAACGTACTCTTCGGATGCTGCGGGAATTGGTTTATGTATGTCTAACATTCGTAGTAAAGAAAGTCGTATTAACTCATCAGGAGGATTTGCGGGTGGTTTATTGAAATACCTTAAAATAGTTAACGAATCATTACGTTTCTTTAATCAACAAGGAAGAAGACCGGGTAGTGCTGCTATCTACATTGAACCTTGGCACAAGGACATTATTGATTTACTTGATATCAAAAAGAATACAGGAGCTGAAGAGATGAGAGCAAGAGATTTATTTACGTCAATTTGGTTACCGGATAACTTTATGAATGCGGTTAAGAATAATGGTGATTGGTATTTGTTTTGTCCTAACGATATTAAAAAGGCGGGTATCAAACCATTACAAGAAACTTATGGTGATGAGTATGAAAAGAACTATGACAAAGCGGTAGAACTTGGACTTGGTAAAAAAGTAAAAGCCCAAACAATTTGGAATAAAATTATTGAATCTCAAGTTGAAACCGGAGTTCCTTACTTATGTTCTAAAGATAGTGCTAACAGAAAAACAAATCACCAAAACATCGGGGTGATTAAACAATCTAACCTATGTAATGAGATTTACCAATATACTGATGAGGAAACAACTGCAATCTGTACGTTATCTTCTATGGTGTTAAAAAACTTTATTATTAAAGGAGAGTTTGATTTTAACTTACTTTACAATGAAGTTAGAAAGGTTGTTAGAGCACTTAATAAAGTTGTTGACATTAATAGTTATTCAACTGAACAAGGTAGAAAAGGTGGTTTAGAACAAAGAGCAATTGCAATTGGAACACAAGGTCTTGCTGACGTATTCTATTTAATGGATTACATTTTTACATCTGAAGAGGCAAAGAAACTTAACAAAGATATTTTTGAAACAATCTATTTTGCTGCAATCACGGAGAGTTCTTATTTATGTCAACAAGGTTTATACAAACCGTATAAATTCTTCAAAGGTTCACCAATGTCTAAAGGGGTATTCCAATTTGATATGTGGGGGATGAATGAGGATAATTTATCAGGTCGTTGGGATTGGATGGGATTGAAAGATAAAGTATCAGAATATGGTGTTTGTAACTCGTTATTCACGGCTCAGATGCCGGTGGCATCTTCAGCTAAAATTACAGGTTCATTTGAAATGACAGAACCGGCTCACTCGGCATTATTTAATCGTCGTGTAGTTGGTGGTGAAATTCTTATTGTAAACAAATATTTAATTACTGATTTTGAAAAATTAGGGGTTTGGAGTGAAGATTTAAAGAATGAAATTATCATGAACGAAGGGTCTATTCAAAACATTAATTTTAATCAATATCTTGATGTTGAAGATAAAAATTACAACAAGAAAGTTAAAAGAATTGAACACTTAATACCAAAATATAAAACAATTTGGGAGATATCTCAAAGGGAACTTATTGATATGGCGGCTGATAGGGCACCGTTTATTGACCAATCACAATCAATGAATATCTATATGTCGGAACCAACATTATCAAAGATTTCATCATCTCACTTCCATTCATGGGGTAAAGGATTAAAAACTCTTTGTTATTATGTTAGAACTAAAGCGATATCTACCGGAGCAAAACACTTAGCTGTTGATATTTCAAAAGTGAATCAACCAACTATTAAACAAGAAAAACCAAAAGTGAATCTTGTTGAACCTACAGTAAAACCAACAGATTCAGAATTTGAATGTTTTGGATGTGGTTCATAATAAAATTACCGATAATTATATTAATCCCGGCAATGTCGGGATTTTTTATTTTTAGGTATTTATAAGAAATAATCATAACACTATAATTATAGATATGGCAGACGGAACAACATATGGTATTAATTTTCCTTTTAGGGATTCAGTTAAAGGTGACTATTTACAACTAACTGAATTTGAGGCACAAGAAATTAAAGCGGATTTAATCCACTTACTTTTGACTCGAAAAGGTTCAAGATATTATTTACCAACATTTGGTACGAGACTTTATGAGTTTTTATTTGAACCATTTGATGGATTAACTTTTGATGCTATTGAATCTGACATTCGAGAAGCTGTTGGTACCTTCATGCCGGGTTTATTATTAAACCAAATAACAATAAGTCCTGCTGACCCTCAAGAAGAAGTTGACATAGCAACGGGTACTGCAACGGTGGGGAGTAGTGAATCGTCAGTTTATAGATTTCCGGGTAAGGGAACTTCAGAATATACCGCAAAAATAAAAATAGATTACTCAACCAATAAATCAACTTTTGGTCCGAGTGATTTCGTTATCATTAATATTTAATATTGTATGGCAAATCGTAATATATCATATACTACAAGAGATTATCAGGGGATAAGAACTGAGTTATTAAACTATGTAAGAACTTACTACCCTGAATTAATACAGGACTTCAACGACGCTTCTGTGTTCTCTGTGTTTTTAGACTTGAACGCTGCGGTTGCGGATAACTTACACTATCACATTGATAGAAGTATTCAAGAAACTGTTTTACAATACGCACAACAAAGGTCATCCATCTATAATATTGCGCGAACTTATGGTTTAAAATTACCGGGACAAAGACCATCTGTATCTTTAGTTGATTTCTCAATAACTGTTCCTGCTTTTGGGGATAAAGAAGATGAAAGATATCTTGGGGTTTTAACAAGAGGTTCTCAAGTAGTTGGTGCGGGTATTGTGTTTGAAAACATATATGATGTTGATTTTACTTCACCATACAATGCTCAAGGTTTCCCTAATAGGTTAAAAATACCAAACTTCAATGCTAATAATGTGTTGATTAATTATACTATAACTAAAAGAGAATTAGTGGTTAATGGTATTACTAAAGTATTCAAAAGAGTTATTACTCCGAATGATGTTAAACCATTCTTTGAATTATTCTTACCTGAAAAAAATGTATTAGGTATAACTAGTGTTTTATTAAAAAGTGGTACTGAATATACTAATGTTCCATCTACTTCAGAATTTTTAGGGGCGTCTAATAAATGGTATGAAGTTGATGCACTTGCGGAAGACCGAGTATTCATCGAAGACCCAACAAAAGTATCAGACCAACCGGGTATTAAGGTTGGAAAGTATATCCAAACATCTAATAGATTTATAACAGAATATACTCCGGAAGGGTTTAAAAAAATGACATTTGGTGGTGGAACAAATACAGCTCAAGATTCATTAGACCAATTTACAACAGTTGGTGCAACAATTGATTTACAAAGATATTCAAACAATTTCTCATTAGGGTCCGCGTTAACTCCTAACTCAACACTATTCATTCAATATCGAGTTGGTGGTGGATTGGCAACAAATTTAGGGACAAATGTTATTAATCAAATTGGTACTGTAAACTTCTTTGTAAACGGACCATCTGAAACAACAAACTCATCAGTGGTTAATTCATTAAGATGTAACAACGTGACTGCGGCTATTGGAGGTTCAGGTGTACCGTCATTAGAGGAAATTAGAAACTACGTATCGTTTAACTTCTCAGCACAAAAAAGAGCGGTTACGGTTCAAGATTATGAATCAATTATTAGAAATATGCCGGCTGAGTTCGGAGCACCTGCAAAGGTTTCAATTACGGAAAATAACAATAAGATATTAATTCAATTATTATCTTATGATACTTCAGGAAAATTAACAAGTATTGTGTCTGATACTTTAAGACAGAATGTTGCAAATTATTTATCAAACTACCGAATGATGAATGATTACATTTCTATTCTAACTGCTGAGGTTATTGATTTAAGTATTGATGTTCAGATTGTTTTAGATTCTGCTCAAAATTCCGGACAAGTTATTGCTGATGTTGTGGATAGAATTTCAACATATTTTAATCCTCAAACAAGAGAGTTGGGTCAAAATGTTTATTTATCTGAGTTGAAAAGTATTGTCCAAAATCAAAATGGTGTATTAACAGTCGCGGGATTAAATGTTTACAATAATGTTGGTGGACAATATTCATCCGCAGAAACATCTATGGAGTATTCAGACCCTGAAACTAAAGAAATTTCAACTGTTGATGATACTATCTTTGCACAACCATCTCAAGTATACCAAGTTAGATACCCTAATAAAGATATTCGAGTGTCGGTTAAAAATTTCCAATCAGTTACCTTCTCTTAACAGGTTTATTTCTGGCTTAACTAGTTTATAATTAAATATGGTGTGTGTTAACTTGAAAAATCACACATAAACTATTTATAAATTAAAAGAATTG